TCCGATAATTTTAATGGATTAGAACATTTTGTAAGTAGTGGTAGAATACCAATTCCTCAAAGTGAATATAATCCATATGTAGAAGCATTTTGGAAATGGTGGCCGGAGTTGTATCAAGATTTATATACATTTAGAATCACAGGTGGTGAACCTATGATGCATAAAGATACTATGAAAGTATTAGATTATATCATTGATTCTCCAAATCCAAATAAGAATTTATGTTTAAGTATCAATTCAAATTTAGGTGTACCCGATTCGTTATATAAAAAATTCAGAGAAAAATTTAAGATTATATCCGATAGAGGATTAGTTAAAGAATTAATTATTTACACAAGTTGTGATGGGTATGGGGCACAGGCAGAATACGTTAGAAATGGTTTAGTATATAATCAATTGATGGATAGAATAGATGATTTATGTCAGTATATCCCAAGACTGACAGTAGATATAATGAGTACATATAACGCATTATCAGTACCATCGTATCGTAAATTAATTGATGATGTATATTCACTAAAAGCAAAACACACAAACGCATTAAGATATTATAAACAACCATTATTATTAGATAGTTCATATTTAAGATATCCAAACCATCAATCTATTAGAATATTAGATAAAGAATGGTCGGACGAAATATTTAAACAAGCACAATTAGTTGAATTTTATGAATTACTTAGAGATGATATAAATTGTTATGGGTATAGTGATGTTGAAATTGTTAAGATTAGAAGAATCTATGATTATTTTATATCAATAGATGACGAAGACAGAATGGCACATAGAAAAGATTTTTATAATTTCTTTAGTGAACATGATAAAAGAAGGGGAACTAATTTTGAAAAAACATTCCCTGAATTAGCCGATTTTTATAACAAATGTAAAGAAATGAAATAATGGAACTATTTGAATTTAATGATACCTTTTGTTGCAGTTTATGGGAAGAGTCAAAACACAACACATCCAAACGTCCTAATTTATTGGGAATATTATTTAATGATTCTCTAATTATAAATTGTACATTTATTGCAAAAGACAATGGTAAAAAACAATATATTTTTGCTAAACCAGGAATAGTAAATAGTGGGGTGTATATTGAAGATAATAAATTAAAATGTACATTGTTTACAGCAAATCCAACTACTAATAATTTTTCAGATGATATGCATATTGAAGAATTTAATTTTGAATACGAAAAAGAATATAAATTAATTTATCAAATTTTAAATGTAGAAGGTATTACTATGTTTGTAGTATCGGTAAATGGTGAAAAACGAATAGTTAATTGTAAATATAAAACCTGTGATTATACCCATGTACCATTATGGATTGGTGTAATGAATCCATTTTTAAACGAGGTAAATGAAAGATATTATTTTAATGGAATAATATCTGAATTTATAGTTTCAAATAACGATGGTGTTATTACAAATTTAGATTTTACAAATGTAAATAGATTTAAAGTTTGGGATAAAAGTGGCAACGGAAATTTTGCATATGTTCAAGAATTTATGAATAAACAAATTCAAATTAAATTAAATAAAAAAATAGCAGGAAACTCATTGGAAACATCAGATATTACAAATATAAAACAAACACTAATATAATGAAAATATTAATTACAGGTGGAGCTGGATATTTAGGTTCAGTAATTACAGATAAAATGTTAAATGCAAGGCATAGTGTTACTGTAATAGATAACTTAACATTCAATCAAATTTCTCCATTACAATTTACATCAAATAAAAATTATAATTTTATTTATGGTGATGTTCGTAATGAAAGATTATTAAGACATGAAGTAGGAATACATGACGTTATTATTCCATTGGCGGCAATTGTAGGATTTCCTGCGTGTGCTAAAGACCCTAAATTAGCATGGGAAGTAAATTACAATCAAATAGAAACTATACTAGATACATTATCAGATGACCAAATTATATTATATCCTAATACAAATAGTGGATATGGCATTAGTGAAGGACAAAGTGAATGTACGGAAACATCTCCACTAAATCCAATTTCAGTTTATGGTGAAAGTAAATGTGCAGCTGAAAAATTATTATTGGAATGTTCGCAGGCTATTTGTTTTAGATTAGCAACTGTATTTGGAACATCACCAAGAATGAGAACTGATTTATTGGTTAATGAGTTTGTTTACAAAGCAATGACCGATAAATACATAACAGTATTTGAAAAACATTTTAAAAGAAACTTTATTCATATTCAAGATGTTGCAAATGTATTTTTATGGGCATTGAATAATTATGAAACAATGAAACATAATGTTTATAATGTTGGGTTGAGTGATGCAAATTTAACTAAACAAGAATTATTAGAAACAATACAAAAATATATTCCAGATTTTGCTATTTCATATAATGATTACTACGAAGATCCAGATAAAAGAGATTATATTGTTTCAAATAAAAAAATAGAAGCAACTGGTTGGAAACCACAATATAGTTTAGATGACGGTATTAAAGAATTAATGAAAACATATCAGGTATTGATTCCTAGAATGGCATCTGAATTTAGAAATGGATTTCCATTAGGTTACGCACAAACATTTTAATATGGCAGAATTTGTATATGCAAAGAAAGGTGATGAAACATTTCAGGAATATAGAGATAGAGCAATAAACTCACTCTCTAATTCTTTTTGTGGAGCAAAATGGTATAACGCTACTATATGGTTAAATATGGGACAAACTACTTCTTGTCATCATCCACCCGCACATAAAATTCCATTAGAAGAATTATCTAAATCTTACAAAGCATTACATAACACGCATTATAAGAAATTAGTTCGTAAAGAAATGATGGAAGGTATTAGACCAAACGAATGTGAGTATTGTTGGAAGATTGAAGACTTAGGACCAGATAAAGTAAGTGATAGAGTTTACAAATCAGTAATCTATACCGATGAAGAATTAATAGAAGCAAAAGAACAATTCGGATATAAGAAAGATGTTGATTTAAAAACATTAGAAATCAGTTTTGATGCAAATTGTAACTTTGCATGCTCATACTGCAATGCATCATTCAGTACAACATGGCAAACCGATATTAAAACAAATGGTGCTTACCAAAATCTTAATACCGATGGTGCAGGAGCATTTCACCACGCTGGAGATGATGCAATGATATATGGTAAAGATAACAAAGATAACCCATATATTGAAGCATTTTGGAAATGGTGGGAAGGTGAGTTACAACATTCATTAAGAGAGTTGAGAGTGACGGGTGGTGAACCTACAATGAGTAAAGATTTTTGGAAGTTAATGGATTGGTGGGAAAAGAATCCAAATTGTGATGTTCATTTTGCAGTTAATTCAAATTTAGGTCAAAAAAAAGAATTAGTAGATAAATTAATCAAAGCAACACATAATTTTAAATCAATAGACATTTATACCTCAAATGAAAGTTTTGGTGAGCATGCAGAATATATTAGAGATGGTTTAAAGTGGGAAGTGTGGAGAGAAAATGCAGAGAGAATGATTAGAGATGGTAACATACGAACATTCAATGTAATGATGACAATTAATGCATTATGTATTTTTAGTATTACAGATTTCTTAGATGAAATGAATAAATTAAGAGAAAAATATATAGATAAAACATCGGTATTAATGACTCTTAATATTTTACGTTTCCCCTCATTTCAATCGGTTAATACATTACCAGAAGAAATACGTTTAGAAAGAGCAGAACACATCCAAAATTGGGTTGAAAACTTTATTAAGAGTAAACCTTCATATTATAATGACACTGACCTATGGGGGTTAGCAAATCAAATATATAGATTATGTGAATATTTAAGAGAGGTATCACAGGGACACAGATTTGCATCTGATTTAAGAAGTAGACAAAGAGATTTTAAATCCTTTTATCAACAATATGATGTTAGACGTAATAAGAACTTTATAGAAACCTTTCCTGAATTAGAAGATTGGTTTGAGAGAGTTAGAGCAACTAAGGTAGATTATGAAATTGAAATCAAAAAAGTGAGGGGAGATGAAAACAATTTATATAAAAAAGATTATGAAAAAAGAGCGTTAGAAGAAGGTGTTGTTACGGATGAATTGGAAAATGAAATTATTCAATATTTAAATGTAGAAAAATAAAGTTATATGAATAATAAATGGGATGAGTTCAAAGTAGCTCCATCAAAAAAATTTGGAATGGAAGTTCCAATCTTTACACCTTCAATTTATAGAGAATATAGAGGTGAAATATTTACAACCTTTCATTCAAAAGAACATCCTGTAATGATAAGGATAGGTGAAGGTCATGAAATACATGGTAGATTCTCAAAATCATACAAAGGTGTGTTAAGAGGATTGCATTACGATAATAAGACTTGGAAGTTAGTACAAGCTGCAGTTGGGGATATTTACCTAATTGTTTTGGATATGCGAAAAAATAGTCCTACCTTTGGTGAATGGGAATCTTTTATACTTTCAGAACATAATAGACAACAAATATTAGTTCCACCAGGATTTGCAAATGGACACTACGCATTGACCGATTGTATGTTTCACTATAACTTATTTTATAAAGATGGTTACGTGGATGCAGATGAACAAGGTGTAGTAAAATGGAATGACCCGGAATATCAAATGGAATGGCCAACAACAAACCCAATATTACAAAAAAGAGATAGATAATGACATACTTAGACAAACATCCAATAGTATCTGATGCTAGATTTACAAAAGATGAATTAATTGCATACGAAAGAATGATTGCAGACCATTGGGAAGCAGGTAAGATTAAAGGACCTGTGCATCTTAGTGGTGGTAACGAAGAACAACTAATTGAAATTGGTAAAAGAATTAAAGATACAGATTGGGTATTCTCAACCTGGCGTTCTCATTATCACGCACTAATCAAAGGTGTTGACCCTAAGTGGTTAGAAGAAGAAATCTTAGCTGGTAGAAGTATCACAATTGTTAGTGAGGAACAACGATTTTATGCATCAGCAATTGTAGGTGCAATCATACCAATAGCAACGGGTGTAGCAATGGCAAATAAGAGAGACGGTAAAGATGATAAAGTATTTTGTTTCATAGGTGATATGGCATTTGAGACCGGTGGTTTCTATGAAATGCACAAATATGCAGTTAGATATGATTTACCAATTATATTTGTAGTAGAAGATAATGGTGTATCAACAAACACACCAACCGAAGCAACTTGGAACGGAGAAAAACGAGATATCCCATCGGAAAAAGTTATTTGGTATTCATATGAAAAACAATGGCCGCATTATGGAACAGGTAAATGGGTTATATTTTAATGGAAAAAATTAACTTTATATATGAATATGAAAAAGACGGTATTATATTTCCAAACGGATTAACAGAAGCCGCTTATCATAGTACATTACAACAAATAGAATTACGTGGTATATCCACATCAGAATTTTTTGGTAGAGGATTTACTGACCATCATAACGTAATTAATCTATCATCGGAACATAAAGATATTCTTTTTAATATTTTTTATACAAGAACTATTAGAGAAAATATTTTAGAAAGCTTTACTAAATTAGATGAAAATACATACACATTTGAATATGAAAATAATGCATATGAATTGAATGTATTACCATTTAATAAAATAAAAAGTGGAGAACGAAATTATTATCCAATTAATTTATTTGGAAACGAAGATTTTTTATTTCAATCACCATCTATAACAGTTAAAGATATTGTTGAATACAAAGCTTCCGGTAAACATTTATTAAATTTAAATCCTGAAATATTAAGAGCAATTCAATTAGGTGATTTAAAATTAATAATTTCTACATTTCACGAAGGTGGTGTTCATTACGAATCTTTTTTTGAAAAATTATATAACTCATGTAAAGAATTTGGTATAAGTCCAGAAGATATTCATTATTCAAATGCAGATTCAAATGTAAATCTGCAACATGAATTGTATTGCATGAAAAATAACATTACAACAAAAATGAATTGTTATTTTGTTGATTATTTATTTTCAACGGCGTGTAGTGCCTATTCAAATAATCCATATGATGGTAATGTATTAGATTACGAAGGAGAACGAGAAAAGAATTTTTTAATGTTTAATCGTTCAGTATTTAAAGACCATAGATTTTGGTATTTATCACAATTAGAAAAAAATGATGTATTAAAAGATTGTTTATATTCAATGATATTTCCATACGATAGAGAAATAGAGTGGGGAACAGATGGATATAGAGGCTTTCCCGCATTCACTAAATTAAAAGAATTTACTGATAATATGGAATGGATGCAAAAAATAAAAGATATTGGTGTTGTTAAAATTGATAACATTGATACGTTTGAAGATAGTACATATTATGCAAATGGACGTAGAGTTCACTATGGTTGGATTGATTGGGTAAACCCATCGTTTGACCCTTCTTTTTTAAGAACATATATGACACTATTAACTGAATCATCATTTACTGCATGTCAAGTTTCTGAAAAAGGAGTAAAGGCACTAAGATATTTTCATCCATTTATTGCATTAGCCGGACCGTTATATTTAGAAATGTTAAAAGAAAAAGGATTTAAAACATTTGATAAATATTTTGATGAAAGTTATGATAAAATTTTTAATCATAGTGATAGAATGAAAGCAGTTGTTAAATTAACTACGGAACTAAACGATAAGAAAAAATTACATAAGATATTTATGGATTCAAAAGAAGAAGTTATCCATAATTCAAATTTATGTAAAACATATTCAGGTGAACAATCGGTAAAAAAATTATATTCTTCTATTTTTAGCAAATGAAATTGATAAATTTTTATATGGAAAATTGGACGGGAGAAGATTTAATTCCGTTACCAAATGGTGTATTTAATTTTAATTATAACGTGTCTGCAGATAATCCGGTTAAAAACAATTATATTCAAATTTTAGATATTCTTAGAGATAGTGAAATACAATCGAGTTACAATGAAATCTTTTTAAGAAGTCATTGGGGAACTAAAAAATACGCAAAAGCATTTGAACATAAAGATTTAAAAATAGTATTTTCTGACCAACCAATATTAGAAGGAGCAGATGAAAATTTCTATTTAGTTACTCCAAAAGTTCATATGGAAGATTTGCAAGAATACTTAGCACATTATACTACTATTTTAGAAAAGGGTATTAAAATATTATTTATCAGCTTTCATGAATCAGGTTATTATAAAAAATTCTATAATTGGATTAATACATCAAAACATTCTGAAAACATTTATACTATAACACCTTGTTACAATATAAATAACTTTGCAAATGGTAATCATATTTTCTTTTCATTTTTAACATATGATTTAGATAATAATTTTAAAATGAATGATAGTATTTTTAGTGTATGTAAGAGAGAACAATACGAAAATACTCCTAAATTAAAAACAATATTATCTTTTAATAGAAATGCAAAAAGAGACCATAGATTTTGGTTTTATAATTTTTGTAAAAAAGAAAATATAATAGATAATAATTATATTTCATTTTTAGAATTTCCGGACGAACATGTATTAGGATATAATACAATGGGAATAAACGAATTGCAAGAATATAGAAATGATTATATAGCTAATCCAAAACCAGGTGAAATTTCGGTAGATATTAAAAAAACAGATCCGGGATATGTAGAAAATCTTTTACATAATTGGAACAATGATTCATTTTTATATGCAGAATCTTTATTATCTATTGTTACCGAAACTAAATTCTTTGAAAAAGATATTATGATTTCAGAAAAAGTAATTAGACCTATTGCAAATTGTCATCCATTTATAGTAATTGGTCCAAGATATACAAATAAAATATTAGAAGATATGGGATTTTATATTCCACCATTTATAAATTATGAATACTTGAATAACGAAGAATTTCCTTGGTTACGTTTGATAAAAACATTTGAGGAAATTAGAAAATTATTAAAATATATAGATGAAAATGGTGAATTACCGGAATTTGATATGGATAAAATAGAAGCAAATCAAAAACTATTATTATCATTTCAAAAAGATGAGGAATTATATAACGTATATTCAAAATTAATAAAATAAAAATATGAAAAAAGTTTTAGTAACAGGTTGCAGTGGATTAGTTGGTATACATTTAGTAAAAAAATGTTTAGCGAGTGGATATGAAGTAGTTGGTGTTGATATGAGACATTCGAAAAATTTACCAATATCTGAAAAATTTACATTTTATGAAATGGATTTAACAATAGAAGATAATGTTAAAAATCTTTTCTTTTATGAAACACCTGATGTAGTATTCAATTGTTTCGGTATTAAAGGTTCACCACTAAGAGCAAAAAACAATCCCGTAGATTTCCTTTACCCATCATTTAAAATTAATACAGAGATTATAAATCAATGTGCAAAGAATAACATTTGGTTAGTATTTGTTAGTTCAGTTGGAGTATATGCACCGGCAGAAACATTTGTAGAAGATAGTGTATGGAAAACATTACCATCCGAAGCAGATTGGTTTCCAAGTTGGAGTAAGAGAATGGGTGAAGTTTTATTAGAAGCATATAAAGTTCAATACAATTATGCAAATTGGGCAATCATAAGACCAGCAAATATCTTTGGTGAATATGATAACTTTGATGGAACAGGAACAGTAATTGCAACTCAATGTAAGAAAGTGTTTGAAGCTGAAAATGAAATTGAAGCATGGGGAGATGGAACACCAATTAGAGATTTTGTATATGCAGGTGATGTTGCAAACGCAATATTATCTTTGTATGAAAAACAAATACATACTACTATTAACTTTGGTGCAGGTGAAGAAATTACTATTAAATCAATGATTCAACAACTTATTAAAATTAGTGGTAAAAATATAGATATAAAATGGGATACTACAAAACCAAATGGTGACCTTCGTAGACAAATGGACACAACACTACAAAAAGAAATAGGATTATTACCGGTATTAGGATTCAATGAAGCTTTAAAATTGACATATGAAAGTTATATCTCAAATAGAACTAGATAAAGAACAATTATATTTAGAAAAACAAAAGCAAATAATTTCAGATGAACGAGAGAAATTAATGATTGAACGTAGTAGGTTATACTATGAATGGCGAGACTTGCAAGAATTAGATGAAGAATATAAAAAAATAAGAGAAAATCTAAATGAAGCAAATGATATGTTAATTAATGAAATGAATAAAAGACATGAATTAAATAAAAAAGCAAAAGAAGATTTTTGGGCAACTGAAATTGGTGAACAACGAAAAAAACAAGAACAACAATTTGATATACAATTAACCGAAGATAGGGATAAGTTTGAAAAAATAAAAACAAAATTAGAAAAAGAAATTTCAGATAAAAATAAAAGAACTATAAAAAAAAATGAAATAATGTTAGAATTAGAATTATCAAAAACAAGAAAAATATTTGATAATATAAGACTTGATTTACAATTAGATTTAGAAAAAACAAACCAATTAATTAAAAAAGAAAAAGAATCAGAATTAGAAGAACAATTAGAAATTGATAGGAAACGTTTAGATAAAGTAAGAGAAGAAATATACAATGAAATTAATAATGCAAATTATATAATAAAACAAGAATTAGAAATTGAATTAGAAAATCACATAGTTTCTATTAGAAAACAAAAAGAAAATGAATTAGAATCACAACTAACTGAGGATAGAAATAGATTAGATAAAATTAGAGCTGAGATTGCTGAGGAAATTGCAATAGAAACTGCCATATTAAATAGTTATAAAAAATCAAAAATTATATAAAGTAATAATTATAGTATGAAAGTTATATCCGAAAAAGAATTAAATAAAGAAATGGAGTATTTAGAAAAGCAAAAGCAAATAATTTCAGATGAAAGAGAAAAGATTATGCTTGAGCGTAGTAAAATATATTATGAATGGAAAGATATTGAACATGAAAAAGAAAATATAGTAATAGAACGAAATAGGATAAATGAAGCAAGAGGAAATATTGGTAAAGAGTTGGAAAAATTAAATAAAGAATTAACAGATGCTAAACATTTAGAAATTGAAAAAATAAAAAAAGAGTTTTTTTTAATAGAAAAACAATTGGATAAGGATAGGAAAAGATTAGATAACATAAGAAAACAAATTTATATTGATATTGATAATGCATATTCTAATATAAAAAAAGAAAAAGAATTACACTTAGAATATGAAATTTCAGAAGATAGAAAAAGATTAGATAAAATTAGATTTGATTTAGCTGAACAAATTGCAATAGAAGAAGCAAATCTTTTAAATAAAAAACCAAAAAATTTAATATAATGTTACAAATTCAAGAAAAAGAATACGCAATTGGAACGATATGGGATTTTTTAAATGAAAGTGAAACTGAAACAATTAAATCTTTTTATAATGTATTAATACAATATAAAGATAATAAAGATTTAGTTACTTATTTGTATTCATCTATGAACCCACACCCAAAACACATAGATAGTGGATATTATGATGAAGAAACTTTTAAAGAAATAAAAGAGTTTGTTGATGAAAGTAATGATATACGATACCACGCCCACCAACAAAATAAAATGGTACATCAAAGGTGTAGTGAATTAGCAGAAAGAATTGGATTGGGAAACGATTATTTTAATAAAGTATTTTATCCTATAATGGACAAAGTATGTGCGGGTATTATAAATAAACATTATGAATTAAATATTACTGCAACCAATATACAAAGTGTAGGACAAATAACTTGGTATACTGATAGTGATTTTATTACAATGCATAATGATGGATATGTAAATGATAGGCTATGTGCCTGTTTAATATATTTAACTCCATTAAGTGAATATAATGTAGGTGATGGTGGTGAATTGGTATTAAAAAATAAAGAAGAACATATTGATATTGTATATCCAATATTAGGAAACTATGGTGTATTAGATTTTACAAAAAGTATGCCAGTACATTCGGTACATAAAGTAATGAATGAGTTTAATAGGTTTGCATATTTAAATTTCGTTGTACTAAAAAATAAATAAATGTTATATACAGGTAAAGGATATTATACTGGTTTGGGTTTAGAGTTTTTTGGTAAATCATACGAATTACTACTTAATCAATATTTAACTAAAATTATAGATTATAAAGAATTTGAATACCAAATTGTATATTCGTTAAAAGAAGTATATAACGTAAGATTAGTACCACCTACTGATTTAGAAACACAAAATAATTATAAAGAAACAATTGTTGCAAAACACAAAGATTTAGCACAAATTTGGTTTCAACATTTGTATAAAGAAAATCAGGATTGTGCTTTAATATCTAATTATTGTTATTCAAAATTACAAGAAATATTTTCTACAAACAAATATAAATATAGTCAACCTTCTTTTAATTTAACTTTATATAATAAAGATTGTTTTATTAAAAATCACAAAGATGGTGAAGATAATGATATGAGACGAGTGTGTGTATTATTATTATATTTAAACAAAGATTGGAAAAAAGGAGATGGTGGAGAATTGATAATTACAGATTTAGATGGAAATAAATTGGAAATTACACCAGAATTTGGTAACTTTGCTATATTAGATTTTACTAAGGCAAATTTACAACATGAAGTAAAACCGATTGTAAATCCAAATTTTGAAAGAAAAGCATTAATAAGTTTTATAATGAACGCAAAATAATAATATGATAAACAAAGATTCAAAAATCCTAATAACAGGTGGTTCTGGCTTAGTAGGTCAAAATTTAACAAACCGATTACACAAAGAAGGTTACACAAACATTAGAGTTAATTTACACAAAAGAGGAGTACGAACACCAATCGAAGGTGTAGAGTATGTTCACTTTGATTTAAAAACATACGACGGGTGTTTAGATGCAACCAAAGGAATTGATGTAGTATATCACGCAGCAGCATCTACTTCAAACGCAGTAGATACAGTAGTTGACCCATTGGCACATGTTACACCAAACGTAGCAATGAATAATTTCTTAATTGATGCTAGTTGGAGAAATAAAATACAACATTACATCTTCTTATCATCTAATACAGTTTATCCACCAAAAGGAGATAAGCCGGTAGTGGAGACCGATTTCCTATTTGATGAACCATATCCGGTATACTTCCCTGTGGGTTGGATGAAAAGATATGCAGAAGTTCAATGTGAATTATATGCAAAATATTTACCGGTTAAAATGAAGTGCACGGTTATTAGACCTGCAAACTTATTTGGACCACATGATAAATACGATTTCAATAAGTGCCACGTTACTCCTGCAACAATCAGAAAAGTAGCAGACCAAATGAATCCAATTCCTGTATGGGGTGATGGAAGTGAATTAAGAGATTTATTATACATTGAGGATTTTGTCCAAGCACTACAATTAGTAATGGAAAAAGAAACAGAAGATTATCAAGTGTATAACATTGGTTCTAATAGAGTTTATTCAGTATTGGAAGTATTAGAAGCAATGAAACGAATTGCAAACTTTGATGCACCAACTGAATTCATTAAAGGTAAACCATCAATGATTCCAACTCGTAAGATTGATTCATTTAAGATTTATGATAAATTAGGATGGCAAGCGACTACATCATTAGAAGATGGATTGGCTAATGCATACGAATGGTATTTAGAACATAAAGACGAATTTCAAAACTAATGAAAGGAATTCTATTTGCAGGTGATTCATTTACTTGGGGAGAGGGGTTACAATACTACTCTAGCCTACCTAATGTTAATTGGAAAGCAACTCAACATTATAAAGAAGATTATACCCCTGCTCATGTAGAATTTATTAAATCAAAAAGATTTGCAAGACAAGTTGCTACACATTTTGAAACATTTGAATATTGCAGAGATAGTAATGGTGGTGATAATACTCAAATTTTTATTTTCTTAGATACATTAAATACACAATGGCAACTCAATTATGTACCAGCAAATACTAGTCCTGTTAGACATAGAATGTTTAGAATGGAATTGGAAGATTTTGATTATGTAGTAGTTCAACTTACTGATATGTTTAGAGCAGATATTGAATTTACATACAATGGGGTTACAAAAAAATGTAATATACACTCTAGAGAATCAGTAAAAACTACTGAATTTGATAAATATTTAGATGAAATGTATGGGGGTGATATAAAGAAATTTATGCACATTTTTTTAGATAGATTTGCAAAAATGGTTGAAGAAAAATTTAGATACTATGAATCAAAAGGTGTAAAAAAATGTTTAATACATACATGGCAAAACGAATTAATACCATATATTAAAAATAATTCATTTTTAGAAGATAGATTTATAGAATATAATGTGAATGGAAATATATTTAGTTCAATATGGGATTTACAAAGTAGAAAAGATAGACCCGTAGGAATGAGTATTTCAGATGACCCATATTTTACAACTATTGGAAAAAAAGTAGTAAATGGACATACATCATTGGCAGCACATAAAATACAGGCACAGTCAATTATTAATAAAATAGAAGAAATAGAAAAACAAGTTATATGGCAACCCCAGAATACACCCCGTACAAAGATGCGTTAACGGAAGCAATGAAAAATTTAGCAGAATTAGAAGATTCTGTTTTTATTGGTCAACAAATAGTTTATCAAGGTAATCCTATGAGTACAACTTTAGGATTTGTACCAAAAGAAAAAATGATTGAAGTTCCTGTAATGGAAGAATCGCAAATGGGAATGAGCTTGGGACTTGCTATGGCGGGTAAACGAGTTATTACATTTTACCCTAGGTGGGATTTCATTATATGTGCATCAAATCAATTAATAAACCATGTTGATAAAATTGGTATAATGAGTCAAGGTAAATGGAAACCAAACTTAATTATCAGATTGGGTAAAGGTTCTGATAAACCAATAGATCCAGGCCATCAACATAAAGGAAATTATTTTGAAGAATTTAAATCTCTTTGTAAAAATATAGAATTTCACGATTTAAAAACACCAGCGGATATTGAATTAGCTTACAAATATGCAACAAAAGAAGGTGGTATTCATTGTTTAGTAGAATATCCGGAGTTATACTATGCTTAATAAAGGAATTGCATTTACAGGGTGTTCTCATACTTGGGGAAGTGGGTTATATTTTTATACACCATTTATTGATATTAAAAATGCAATAGCAAATAATACAACCGATTCCCATAATATTACACAGGCTATGTATAAATTTATGAGTGCAAATCGTTTTAGTAGATTAGTTGCAGATAAATTAGGAACATGGGAAGTTAATAAAATAGATAATGGTGGTTCAGATGATGGTTCTATTACATGGTTAGAATATATAATAGATTTAGAAAACCAAACAGATACAAACGCCTTATCTAAAAAACATTATAAAAAGTTTGCAGACCAGCATTATTCAGCCGACGAAATTGGATATGTAATACTACAACTTACTGACCCATTTAGAAATTATCAAGTTTATATAAATGATGAAAAAATGGAATTAAATGTAGCTGGGGTTAGAGATAGACATAATTTACAGCAAAATAATATTAATATGTTTGATGGAAAAATACAATCAGATACATATGAAAAATTATTTAAATTCTATTCTGATAATTTTACAAATTGGGAAGATATGGAACATTTTTTTATAAAACAAAATTTAAATCTGATTAAAGAATTATTCATAAAATATGAAGCAGCTGGTATAAAATGTAGAATTTTAACTTGGCAAAATGAATATGTACCATTCTTAATTGAAGATGAATTTTTTAATAAAATTTTTATTAAAATGTATAATAATGGAATAGAATATAATTCATTAGCAGATTTAATGAAATCAGACCCACAATTAATGATTAGCACATCTGATTTAAGAATAAATGATAATAAAGTACCTGATGACCATGCTTCATTAGAGTGTCATAAAATAATTGCAAATAGTATTAGTGATTATATTTTAAAAGAAATTAATGGATAATATTGTTTTATTATATGATAAATGGAAATTTAATAAACCAATTCCAAATTGTATAAAACCAGAAATATTAAGTCACATATTTGTAACTGATAGACTAATTGATTCATTTGAATTAGAAAATAAATTTGGAAATCAACATAGTAGTTGGATTAGCAATCTTGGTATAAAAGAAATTCAATTAGAAGTTACCGATGATATTGAATCTGAAAATTGGGTATATCCAATAGAACCATGGGGTCATTTGATGTATTCGTTAAATATAGAAGCAATAGATGATTTTTGTAATTTCTTTGATTTAATACCATCTAATATAATAAAAAAAGTAAATCAGAACAAAGGTAAAATTGTTATAAATTATTCACATGAAGGATGGGTAGGTGATTGGTTATTAAAAGGAATGTATTTAGGAATTAAAAACACAGGGATTAAATTTGAAAATGTAATTTTAATTTTAAATGATTATAACTTAGAACAAAAATTACTTTCGTTTAAAGAAAGATTTAATATAATAGAATATCCATCAGTAATTAACTATTCATTTTATTTAACCGCATCTTCAAAACATTTTTTTAATAAACATATTAATAAAAATTTATATAATACACATTATATATTACAAAAACCATTTAAGTTTTTATGTTTAAATAGGCGATTAGATTTACATAGAGTAAAACTACTATCTGAAATTTTTAATAAAATACAATACGATTCTATTATATCATTTGATAAAACATTAGTAACAAATGAATTATCTAATTTCTATAAAAAACATTTGGATTTAAAAGAAAAATTTGAAGCATTGCCGGCTAAATCAATTGCAGATAGGGATGATATAGCAAATACAAATGGTTATCATCATGAAAATGAAAATTTATTTTTAGAAAGTTATATTAGTTTGGTAACGGAAACTTCATTTTATATTGATAATGATTTTATATCAGAAAAAATATGGAAACCAATATTTCAATATCATCCATTTATTGTAATTGGTAGACCACATATGTTAAAATATTTAAAAGAAATTGGATTTAAAACATTTGATTTTCTAATAGATGAAACATATGATACAATTGAAGATAATGATGATAGAATGGATGTAATAGTAAATGAAATCCATAGATTGAACAAATTAAGCATATATGAAATAGATGATATAATAAAAGATAATTTTCATATTTTAAAACATAATCATCAACTAATGATTGATATTGGCAAGAACAATCAAGTTGAAAAATACTTAATTGAAAAAATAAAACATAATAATTATAGGTACTCAGATATATTTAAAGAATTAAAAATACATAAAAATGATAACATTATTTAAAAAATTGAAAAGTTTATACAAAACTTGGAAATTAAAAAGAGAGTTCAAAAAGAAAATAAAAGAACTAAGAAAGAGAGACCCATTTATCTATAACAATATTTAGTATATATTTATACTTATGGAATTAGCTAATTTTATTGTTGAAGCGGTTTTAAAACAGGCAGTTACCGACAAAATTGTAGTGTATGGTGGGCGTTTTCAACCATTTCACAAAGGTCATAAAAAAGTTTATGATGCATTAGTAGCCAAGTTTGGCTCTAAAAATGTTTATATTGCAACATCCGATGTACAAGATAGTGATAAATCCCCATTGTCATTTAATGATAAGAAAGAAATAGCTACTAAATTATTTGGAATACCATCTTCAAAATTTGTAAAAGTAAAAAAGCCATATACACCAGTAGAAATATTGAGAGGATATGATGATGTGACTACTGCATTAATTGTAGCAGTTGGTGAAAAAGATGATGCACGATTAGGTGGTTCATATTTCAAACCATATACAAACGATAAAAACTTAAAAGGATATGCAGTAAATGCGTATGTTTATTCAGAGTTACCATCTAATTCATTTGGTGCAACGGATGTTAGAAATATGTTGCGTAATAATAGAATGGGTGGTGAAAGAAAACAAAAAGAATTTGAAAAGTTTTTTGGTAAATTTGATAAAGCAATTTACACTAAGTTAATTAAGTCGTTAAACGAAGCAAGTGCAGCAGGTAGTGGATATGATGAAAAAACGTTAGATCAATTAGTAGATAATCCTGAAACAGGAGAGAAAGTAAAAGTTCGTTCAGCATTAAACTACGATAAGAATCATCCTGCTTATAGAGCAGCAATGGCAATCGTTGGTAAAAGTGGAGCAAAACCACAACCAAACCAACAGCAAAGACCGGCTGCAAAACCACAACAACCACAAAATAGAAACGCCGGCGGACCAATGACCGGTACAAATAATAGAGTTGGAGCAAAACCAACACCTGGTGCAAATAATCAAAATGGTACAAATAGTACAAACAAAACTCAAAAACCATTAGAGAAACCATCAACTAATCCGGCACAAGCTCAAGAAAAACCACAACAATCTCAACCACAACAAACCGTTTCGGTAGATAAAGTAAAAAAAGATATTCCTAATTTTAACGTAAGTGATAAATCGGATATAGGAAAGGTATCAGTTAAGCAACGTAGAGAAGTATCTATGAAAATTGATGACTTAGCTAAAAAATCAGCAGAAGCTAAAGCAAATGGTGAAAAAGCACCTAACTTTAATTTATGTGATATAACGATTCCAGGTACAAACTTATATTGTGGTGGTAACAAAGGTATTCCAAGAGAGCAAATGCCTCAATTCAAAGGAAAACCACAACCAGGTTCAATTGCAGATGGTTTACCAAAAGATAAAGATGGAGAAGTAGATACCGAGGCAATGTTTAAAAAAATGTTGGAAGATAAAGGTATTAAAGTATCAGACCCAACACAAGTTCCAGCAGACCAACTAAAAGCAACTCAAACAGAATTAGTAGGTTCAAAGGTAGCAGGTATGAGTAAGGCATTAGATGCAGACCCCAACAATCCAGGAATAACTGCACCAATTTATATAAGTTCAGATGGATATGTATTAGATGGTCATCATAGATGGGCAGCTGTAACCTCACATGAAATAATGAGTGGTAGAGAAGCAATGATGAATGTTAGAGTAATTGATATGCCGATTGAACAATTAGTACGAGAATCAAATCAATTCGCACAAGATATTGGGGTGCAAGCAAAAACAGCAGATGCAAATAAAGAAACTCCTAATGGAATGCAACCGACAAAAGGAACAACAGATGCAAGTGATAGTGGTGATGGAAAAGTTAATACAACTACAAATCAAAATCCTAAAGTAACGGTATCAACTATTAAGAATAATATTAGTAAAATGCCTAACGAAGCTAAGCAGGTATTCAAAACAGGTCAACATAAGGCAAATTCACCATTGAGAAGTTATATTGGTAAAACACTTAACAACACAATGCAAAATTTAGTTCCATCGGTAAAACAAGAAATGGAACATTTAGGATATACTTATCAATTTGCAGGTGAAGGATTGGCTTCTTTGTTTGATGGCAAGCCTGTGGGTGATAAAGGAAAGGATGCTATTAAAAAAATGGCACAAGTATTATCTATTAGTTCAATTAAATCAATAGATAATAAAGACAAACATAGTAAAGCATTAATGCAACATTTGGGAAAACATTTAGCAGCACATATTGCAGATGATATTATAACAAATGGTGTTGGTAAAGTAGCTCAAAATGCTAGTGCAGAAATAGATGGTGATAATGATAAATTTGTAGAATGGTTTGGTTTATACTTTGCACAACAAATGAAAGATGGTAAAATTCCATTAGATGTTTGGGAAAGTACAGTACAAGATTATATGAAAGATTCAGAAGATGGTAAAGTAGATGGTGATACAAATACTATGGCAGAAGTAATTACTGAAATGAGTACAAACGATATTCATTTTAAGAATGTAATTGAAAAATATAAAAAAGGAAACTTTACTATTCGTAAGAAAATAGCAATGGCAGCGGTTGGTAAATATAATGCATCTATAAATGATATTGCTAAAGAACTCCGTAATATGGGTTACAAAGAAATTACTGATGTAGAGAAAGAAGCGGGAATAGAAATAGATGAAGATATCAATGTAAATGTGGATAAAGGTGATGATGTTCTAATGGGTAAATTCAAAAACAAAAGAGTAACCATTAAAGATATAGGTAAAGACCAACATGGAATGCCAACAATCAATGGTAAACAAGCAACAACATTCAGAAAAGTAGAAGAAGGTATTATAAGTGAAGGTGGTGCGTATGGACATATGAATCATCCATTTGATGTTAGAATGAATTTATCATTTGGTGATTTGAAAGCAATTGTAAATAATGCATTAGATGGTAACTTGGGTGTGGTTAGAGAAAAGACTGATGGGCAAGCATTAGCAATAAGTTGGAAGAATGGTAGATTGATATCAGCGAGAAACAAAGGACACTTAGCAAATGCAGGAGCAAATGCAATGGATATCAATGGTGTATCAACTAAATTTGGTGGCAGAGGTGGATTAACTGATGCATACAATTTCGCAATGAAAGATTTAGAAAATGCAATTAGAGGATTATCAAAAGCACAAAAAGATAAAATATTTAAAGAAGGTAAGGTGTTTGTAAATTTAGAAGTAATATGGCCTACATCGGTTAATGTTATTCCTTACAATCAAGCACTATTAGTTTTTCATAATGCAGTTGAATACAATGAAGCAGGTAATCCAATTGGTAAAATAGATGGAGCAGAGAGTGTATTAGGTGGAATGTTAAAACAAATCAATGCACATGTTCAATCTAAATACACAATACAAGGCCCTCCAATTGTTAAATTACCTAAAACAAAAGAATTAAGTTCTCAAAAAGGTAAGTTTAAAGGAATGATTTCAAAACTACAATCTGAATTCGGATTAACAGATAAAGATGGTGTAGCAGATTATCATCAAGCTTGGTGGGAAAACTTTGTAGATAATTCAAAAAAGAAAATATCAGCATTAGAAAAAGCAGGTTTAGTTAAAAGATGGGCATTCGATAATAAGAGTATGAGAATAGGTGATATTAAAGATGATAAAGCGAGAGAATGGGCAGAAGGAATTGACAAAGGACCTAAAACTACTATTATGAGTGGTAATCTTAGAAAGTTTGAAGATATTTTCTTAGGTGTTGGTGCAGAAGTCCTTTCATTTATGGGTTCAGTATTAACGGCACAACCTGATAAAGCATTACAATCAATGAGAGCTGAATTAGAATCTACTGCTAGTCAAATTATGAATGGTGGAACTATAACTCAAATAAAAAAATTAGAAAAAGAATTGAGTAGATTAAATTCAATTGGTGGATTTGACAAAATTGTACCGAGTGAAGGAATCGTATTTAGTTACAAAGGAAATGCTTATAAATTAACAGGAGCATTCGCACCTTTGAACCAAATTTTAGGAATTTTTAAGTTTAGCCGATAAAAATATATACTTATATATAAAGTTACAATTTATGTTAATTAAGAGCAAAGGTAATAAGGATAAGAAGACATGGATGCATCCTAGTAGAAAAAAGATTTTAGATGTGATGCATGGTAGAGAAAGTGGAAACGCAACGGTGGGTTGGGATAAGGTAAAAGAAAAGAAAGAAGTAGGTGATAGATGGTTTGATGCAAATGGTAAAGAGTGGGAGCAACATGAAGGATTTAAAATGGCAGTTACTCAATACGATGAAGCAAGAGCATATTTAGATATATTAACTACTTGTAAATCTAAAGAGTGTAAAACATTTAATCCAAAAGGAGCAAACTTACGCTTTATTAAACAAAGTGGATATTGTATTAATTGTTTAGTAGATAGAGAAGCTAAACTTAGAGCAGAAGGTATTTATCAGAACTATGAATATTGGAAAATGAACTCACAGGCATTAGGAACAATAAAAGATGACTTGGCAAGATTTGAACAAGCTAGAAAAGATGCAGACACAGTTCCTACAATTGTAAATGAAGATGGTAGTATTGAAAAGTGGAGTATCGATGGTGATATTGAAAAAGTAAAAAGAGATTTAGATTCAGATATAGCTGGTCTAAACGAATTAATAATAACATTCCAAACCGCAATAGATGAGGATTGGGAAATAATAAAGGAGAAATATAATGAAATTTTCAACGATTAAAAACATAGTATTGATAGCTTTAATAGCTTTATTTTTCTATCAACTAAGAGGTGGTAAAATTAATATTGGCAAAACTATTATGGTTGCAGGAAAACCATACGAAGTTATCAAAGAAATACATGATACAATTGAAATTCCTAAAATAAGTACGAGATGGAAAAAAGGTGAAGATATTGTACATGAAACAATTAAAGAAGTGATTATTCCATCGGTAGTAGATACCAATTTAATTTTAAGAGATTATTTTGCAAAAAACATTTACAACGATACATTACATTTACCAGATAATTTAGGATTTGTATTTTTAACAGATACAATTACTAAAAATAAAATTGAAGGTAGAAAGTTTGTTGCTAATGTTAAAGAAAAAGTAATTACTAATACTACAATTGTAAAAGAATTACCTAAAACTAAAATGTATTATGGTTTAGAAGGTGGATTTAATAAAGCAGATGTTGTATCTCATTTAGGATTCGGTGTTTTAATTAATACAAAAGCAGATAAAATATATCATTTGGGAATTGGTGTTGCAAATAGAACAACCGATGGAACAAGTGGTAAATTAGCACCTTATATCGGTGGTGGTGTATATTGGAAGATTAGATTGAGAAAATAATGAATACTCCTCAAAAATCCCTAAAGGATGTAATTAAGGAACAATATCAAAAGTGTGCCGGTGACCCGGTATACTTTATGAAAAAATATTGTAAAATTCAGCATCCAATTAGAGGAAAAATACCATTTGAATTATATCCATTTCAGGAAGATACCTTAACGAATTTTAAAGAACATAGATACAACATTGTTCTTAAATCACGTCAATTAGGTATATCAACATTAGTTGCAGGTTATGCACTATGGAAAATGATATTCAATGAGGATTTCAACGTTCTTATTATTGCGAACAAACAAGATGTAGCAAAGAACTTAGTATTAAAAGTTAGAACAATGAATCAGTTACTACCGGTATGGTTAAGAGTATCTGAATCAGAGGATAACAAACTCTCCCTTAGATTAAAAAATGGTTCACAAGTAAAAGCAGTATCTTCAAAACCTGACTCTGGTCGTTCTGAAGCCCTATCCCTTTTAGTATTTGATGAAGCAGCCTTTATTGATTATATTGATGAAATATGGACTGGTACTCAATTGACTTTGGCTACCGGTGGTGATTGTATTGCCTTATCTACTCCTAATGGTGTGGGAAATTGGTTTCATAGAATGTGGGTTAGTTCAGAAAATGGTGAAAATTTATTCAATCCTATCAAACTTCACTGGACGGTTCATCCTGATAGAGAACAAGATTGGAGAGATGAGCAAACGCAACAATTAGGTGAAAAACAAGCAGCACAAGAGTGTGATTGTGATTTCATTTCATCCGGTGATAACGTAATTGATGGTGACCTTTTAATATGGTATAGTGAAAACAACGTATGTGACCCAATTGAAAAGACCGGGTTTGATAGTAATATATGGTTATGGAAAAAACCAGATTATAATCGTTCATATGTAGTAACTGCCGATGTAAGTAGAGGTGATGGCAATGATTATTCAGCATTCCACATCATAGATATTGAATCAATGGAGCAAGTTGCTGAGTATAAAGGTAAAGTAGAACCTACTGATTTTGGTAATATGTTAATCAGTATAGCAACGGATTACAACGATGCATTACTAATTGTAGATAATGCAAATATCGGATGGGCAACAATACAACAAATATTAGATAGAGATTATAAAAATTTATTTTGGAGCCATAAAGATGTTCAATATGTAGATGTTAATACACAATGGACTAACAAATATTATAGAGAACAAAAACAAATGATTCCTGGTTTTACAATTTCATCTAAGACAAGACCTATGATTGTTTCTAAGATTGACCAATATATGAAAGATAAATCGGTTATTATACACTCTAAGAGACAAATAGATGAGTTATTTACTTTCATATGGAACAATGGTAGAGCAGAAGCAGCGAGAGGTTATAACGATGACTTAACAATGGCATTAGGTATTGGGTTATGGGTTAGAGATACCGCATTGAGATTAAGAAACGAAAGAGGTTCATTAGCACAAAGTGCATTAAATGGATTTGTTAAAACTGAATACAATCCAATTTATACACAAAAAGATTTAAGAGAAGACCCGTATAGAATGAATACAGGTAAAGATGATTTTGAAGATTTAAGGTGGCTTATTAAATAATATAATATTTATATATTGTATAGATAGGAAAATAATATGAAGAAAAGTTTTTTATATGAATTTTATGGTGTATCTTTAAGTAAATCAAGTCACACTATGGCCGATGGTCAAAAAGTAGAATTAGGTAAAGTTTATTCTAATCCATTTGCTAGAGCATTTGGTAAGATAAAAGAAGATGTAGAAGATGATGATGTAGATGAATACGATGTTGATAGTGAATATGAAGATGAGTTAAATGATTTTATTTCTTTCTTAAAAACAAAAATGAAAGAAAAAGATGCATACAATGAATCTTTAAATGAAGCAGAATATCAAGGTAAAAGTGTTAAACTAGGCAAACCAATGCAAGGGGATGTTAAAAAGTTTAAAGTGTATGTAAAAAACCCAGCTGGAAAAGTTATTAAAGTTAACTTTGGACAAAAGGGAATGGTGATTAAAAAAAATAATCCTGAGAGAAGAAAATCATTTAGAGCAAGAATGCATTGTGATACTAATCCAGGACCAAGAACCAAAGCAAACTATTGGTCTTGTAGAAAATGGTAATATAAAATAATATGGCAGATACTTCATTTTACGGCAGGTTAAAGAAATTATTTTCAACAGCGGTTATCGTAAGAAACCAAGGTGGAAAGTTAAAGGTAATTGATTATGATGAAACACAGGCAATAGCTACCAATCTTAGAGATAGGTATATGAGATTGCATTCATCAGCAATGAATAATACATTTGAAAACTATTTGGCTTATCAACAAATAAGACAAGAGTTATTTAGAGATTATGATTCAATGGATCAGGATCCAATCATCACATCGGCATTAGACATATATGCAGATGAATCAACAAGTAGAAATGAGTATGGTAGAATGGTTGAAATTAAAACCAATAATGACCATATTAAAGATATCTTAACTAACTTATTTTATGATGTTGTAAATGTAGAATTTAATTTATGGCCTTGGGTTAGAAATATGGTTAAGTATGGTGATTTCTTTTTACATTTAGAAATTGCAGAAAACTTAGGTATAGTGGGGGTTCAACCATTATCGGCATATGAAATTACGAGAGTAGAAGGATTTGACCCAAACAATTGGCAAGCTGTAAAGTTTGTTCACACTCCGTTAGCAACTAAATCATTATTCGTAGCAGGACAAAAAACAGAATACGAAAACTATGAGATTGCACATTTCCGTTTATTATCAGATACAAACTTCTTACCTTACGGAAAATCAATCTTAGAAGGTGCTAGAAGATTATGGAAACAATTATCATTGATGGAAGATGCGATGATTATCCATAGAATTGTAAGAGCTCCACAAAAAAGAATATTCAAAATTGATGTAGGTGGTATTGCTCCAAATGAAGTAGACCAATACATTCAAAGAATTATAAACAAATCAAAAAAAACTCCATATGTGAACGCGGATACTGGTGAGTATAACTTAAAGTATAATGTTCAAAACTTAATGGAAGATTTCTATTTACCGGTTAGAGGTAATGATAGTGGTACTGAAATCACAAACTTAGATGGTTTAGAGTATGCACCAATGGAAGATATCGATTACTTAAAGAATAAGATGTTTGCCGCATTAAAGATACCTAAACAACATTTGGGTTATTTAGAAGATGGAAACTCTAAAGCTACATTAGCAGCAATGGATATGAGATTTGCAAAAACAATTGAAAGATTACAAAGAATTGTAGTTGATGGATTAGAAAAGATTGCAATTGCTCAC